TAACAGGCATATTATGACAGGAACAGGATTTGTCAATAGGCCAGATGAAATGTGGTCTTTGCTTCACTTTCTCGATCCTGTTGCATGGCCTAGCTATTGGGGATTCCGTAGAGAATACTGTGAAGAGTATGTTGACGATCAAGCTGGTACATCCATCGTGCTAGGTATCAAACCCGAGAAGTTGGATGATCTTATCAGACTTCAGCAATCTCTTGGGCCACGGTTCTTTATGAGTAACGTACATCCTACGATTGGTGAACCTGTATTCAATACACATACAGTCACACTCGGTCCAGTACAGAGAAAGATGTTCGATGAGATTAAGCATGAACTGTATACTCTAGATCAACAGGGTGTTCCGATCACTTCGCCTAATGTTCTTTCTGCATTGAATCGTCTCCGTCAGATTAGTGTGGCTACTCCTAAAGTTGTGGCTACTCACTATGATGAAGTTGCTGAACGTATGAAGTTGGAGATTGAACTAGAGGAACCATCGTCCAAGCTAGATAAGGTGATGGAACTGATTGATGAGATTAGATGGGACGATGAAATTAAACGTCAGATCGTAGTGTTCTCATCATTCAAAGGACCGCTGCTTCTGTTGGAGAAAAGACTAGAGAAAGCTGATGTACCTTACTTGCATCTTGAAGTTAAGTTGAATGAGGAAGAGCGTTATAGAATGTGGCATGACACCTTCCCGAAGAAGGAACATAAGGTATTGATGAGTACCTTGCAACTAGGTGGAGAGAGTATTAACCTAGCCTGCGCTCAGTATCTTATCTTCCTAGATAGGGACTGGTCGCCTAAAAACATGATGCAGGCAGTAGGTAGAGTGTATCGCCCTGGTCAAACTGGTATTCCTGAAGTCATCTACATTGATGCGATCAATAGCATTGATGGTAGGATCAAGAATCTTCTTGACATGAAAGGTAAATGGTTTACACAAGTGTTCGGTAAGAAGGACGTTGATGAGAATGGCGATAGTCAATGAAGTTTAGGGGGAATGATGGCACTTAAGAGAGGGGCAACTACGGTTTCCCTAGGAACTAAACAACAATTACCTCACGGTGAATTACACGGTACGCTCGTATCAATCATGGGTAGTTGTAAGTATGAGGCTTGCGAGTCGGACGAAGTTTGCACCTGCCAACTTCCCGAACCTTGGACGGAAGCGCAACTAGATTCAGTACGACGGTTACGCTACGAGAACGAGGAATGATCCTTTTACATCGTGGTTCCTTCCGAACAACAATTAAAATCAGGACGTTACCATTTAATTGACGGTGTATGGAATAAGCTCTGTTCAGGTTCAGCACATGAACAACCTGAATGGTTGCCTGCTACAGAGAAATACTATTACGTTCGTCGTACTGGTAAGTTGACTTCATGGTGTCGATTATGTTATGCTTGGGATAAAGTTAAAAGTGCCAAGCCTGGCTCTCATCATGGTTACGTTGATATCAGGATTGCACGTCCGTACTATAATGAAGCAGTTAACCGTATTGGCATGACAGAGCTATCTATTCGTACTGGTCTATCTCTGTATCAGATTCGGCAAGTCTTCGTAAGTTCTACACGTAAGTATGTCCAGAAGAATAGTCTTCGTAAAGTGATGCTTGAACTTATTTCAATACATCGAAAAAATGAATACAGTACCGATGAACGAATACGCTGGCAGACAGAACGCCGCAACGGACGTGGATTAGATAAATGTAATAAGTGTGGAACTCCACGGACAAACATTACTCGCGGCTGTGGCGGTTGTTACGAACGTTGGCGCAATAGATACAGATTGAAGCAGATCACTGAGAAACGTTGGAACGAAATTAGAATAGAATACTTCCCAAACAGTTTAAAGCTATATCATGGGGAAGTTGCTAAAACAAAAACGTAGAAGTGTGCTTGACTTTTAAGAGCAGATGTGATAGGGTGGCTAGGCTCGAAAGTCCATTTAGAGACTTTGAGCAGAAACGGGGGTAGTGTAGTATGTCTACGAGTGTAGAAGTCCAGCTTCGTCAACCGGAGATTCCGTCGAAGTGGGACATTATACCAATTCATACATCCGACCTCGGTAACTATCGCCGCTGTCGTAGATATTGGGATTGGTCATCACCTACTAGAACTAACCTAAGACACCGTGTTGATATTTACGGTGTTAGTTTTCCACTTTGGTTTGGTACTGGTATTCACTATGCATTGGAGAAGTATTATGATCCGATGCTTCGACGTGATCCTGTTGAAACCTTCCTCACTTGGTTTAACTATCAATGGGAAGGTGGTATCGTAGGTGAAGAGTGGTTGAATCTTACTTACGACATTCATCCTCGTCTAATTGAGGTAGAAGGAACTGGAAATAAGGGTGAAGTATTTAAATGGGAGATTGCAGGACTAAGAGATATTCTGCCTGATCCTATTGAAGAAGAATTTATGGAGCATAAAGCACTTGGTGTTGGTATGCTCACGTTCTATAAAGAGTACGCTGAACGAAAGGATGACTTTGAAGTCGTTGCCGTCGAAAGCACTTACTCTATCCCCCTCGGATTTGAGGCGATTGATCGACGTGAAGATTCTCCGAATTATGGACAGTCGATTGAAGTCCACGCCAGAGGAAAAAGAGATCAAATAGCTTGGTATCCAGACCGAGATAAATTCGGAGTTATGGACTACAAGACAGCGGCAAGGATAGATGAAGATTACTTCTTGAAGAACGAGAAGGATGAGCAGTTCACGAATTATTTGTGGGCAACGAAAGAGGAAGCTAAGACTTATGATCTACCTTGGTACGCGCATGAAGTAGATCGTATCATCGTTAACGCGATGAAGAAGAACTATCCTAAACCGCCCACAGTGTTAAAGAGTGGTTTCTTGTCAGTAGATAGACAGAATGAAGGGACAACTGCTGAACTATTCATGCAATCCATTAGAGAGCATGGTCTTGAACTTTGGTATGAAGACGATGAGCGCGCACAATCCTACTACGACTATCTCGTGCGTCAGGGCGACGATCTATTTGTGCAGCGCGATGTGGTGTTCCGAAATGATGCAGAGATAGAGAACGCAGGTAATCATATCAGGATGATGGCAGCAGAAATGTTGGACGTTGACCTGAAGATTTATCCTAACCCAACTGGCGCTAAGAGTTGTCTTAACTGCGCGTTCCGCGTACCATGTATCGCTAAGGATGATGGTTCAGATTGGCAAGGAATGCTAGAAGATGGTTACGAGGTTAATCGTGATCGTTGACATTGCCAAATATCAAGGTTTCGTGAAGTGTATACATCGTGATGAGAAATATGGATACTGCAATTCAGTTGCTAAATACACTGTCAATGGAGTTTTGTGCTGTGGTACTCATGTTCTTCAAGTAATCAAAAAGATGTTAGAGAATGGTTGAGTTTGCGTTTGAAGTTCTAACTGAAGAAGAACTAGAAGAAGAGACTAAAGACTTTACGCCCGAGTATGAGAAGGTGAGTACAGAAGGTATGATCTATTGCGATTTCTGTAAAGGATACTACTTCCCTGAATACCATTATGGGGACGTTCCAAATGATTCTGATAGCTGAATTTCTAGCAGGTCTTCTTATGCTTTTCTTTTTACTGTTGTGGGTTTACGGTACGTTCTTCAATCGGTAATGGAACTAACTAGAACGATACTACCTTGCGAACGGTGCCGAGTAGGTGTTCCGATTGAAGATTTAATTGTAAATTGGGGATTGTGTAATGATTGCTTTGAAACTAATTGTCCTTGTAACGACGGCAAACCTGATTCTTGTCCTCTCCATAGATATCCTGATATCATTTTAAACTACGGTAGTGAGAGGGGGTGATTATGGCACAGACCGCAACTATTCCAATTAGAGAGAAGTTGGGTGTCCAGTCTCCGACGGAGATTACCAAGTGGTTGAATGGTATGCTCTTTGCAGAATACGGAGCAGGTAAGACACACCTATTAGGTACAGCGCAAGATCATCCCATGACTTCACCATTGCTAATTTTTGACATTGATGGTGGAATCGAAACTCTAAAGAATAAGCCTGAGATTGATGTTAAGCCTATTCGTAGCTATGATGAAATGATCGACAACATCACCATGTTGTATGACAGTATCGACAGCAAAGGTAACCTACACTACAAGACCATCGGCATTGATACGTTCTCGGAATTTGCAAGTCTTGATATTGCATATATCATGCGAGAACGAGCAGAGAACAATCCCCGTCTGGACGAAGATGTACCCGACCAGTATGCATATGGTAAGAGTGGTGCCCATATGCGTCGTGTTGTTCGTATGCTTCGTGATCTACCTTGCAACGTGATTCTAACGTCTCATGTAGCAGACGTGCAAGACTCACTAGGTAAGATTCAGTATTATCCGATGCTATCGGGGAAACTGCGTAAGCAAATTCCAGGGTTCCTAGACTTCGTTGGTTATATGAAAGCGGAGGTAGATGGGGATACCATAGTAAGAAGTATTCAGTTTATCAAGACAGATCGTGTTGCAGCAAAACAACGTAACTGTGGTTTCGCAAACGTAGAAGTAGATGTTACGATTCCCGATCTATGGGTTAAACGACAAACCGTACAAGATGAAGAGAGGAAAGCAGCATGAGCGATTCAATGGTAGACTTTGAAGGTATCGTTGATCTTACCGATTATGACGATTCAGTAGGACAAGGTGGTTTTGAAGCAGCACCGTCCGGTTCGTACAATTGTACTGTTGACGATGCTGACTGGTCTTACGTTGGTAACGCAGGTGGCGCACTTCCCGAGGGCACGCCAGGACTCAATGTTCGTTTTCGTGTAAGTCTTGACGAGCCAGAGCGTAAGGGTATTAAGGTGGCTAACAAGTGTTTCTTCAAGACGTATTGGATCGCACCGAAGGATCACGATGCAGATAAGAAGAAGAAGCTAAACGGTGCGCTTGTTAACTTCCTTCGTGCCGCAGGTGTTACCGATGAGAAGTTGAGCAATAAGAAGTTCAATCTCAATGACGAGAAGGATGAGATTGTCGGTAACGAGCTAGTCGTAGTCGTCGGTAAGAAGATGAACGAAGTGACCGAAGAGTACGACAATCCTGTTATGGGTGTTAAGCCAGCAGGTGCAACAACTGGTAGTAGAGCAACAGCAGGCTCGGTACTGTAAGTGGAAATCAGGGCAGTACGGATCAGCGTCCGTGATCTGGTTTCTGGAATCCATGTGCGACTTCTATGGCGACATGCTCGGGCGGTTTCTGAGCAGGTACGCTTCTAACCAAGAAAGGATGCGTAAGGGTGCTACCTAACGGTGGCACCCTTACCTATTCCCATGATTGAGGAAGCTATCAAGATTGCGAAGCGTAGCCGCTGCGGTAAGTATGCAATGGGCTGTGTTATCAGGACGAGGGACAACAAGACCGTTTCTAACGGATGGGCACACGTTCCTGAAATGAAGGAATGGAGACTATATTCACTTCATGCCGAAATTCATGCAATAGCTAGAGCCAGGAATACTGGTCTTGAGAATACCATTGCCTACATTGCTGCTGTATCTAACAAAAGTGGAAACGTGTCGCTTGCAAAACCTTGCAGAGATTGTGCTATAGCTCTTTTTTCTGCTGGTGTAAAAGAAGTGTATTACACGACAGCACCATTTACGATACCTCAATATCTTTCGTTGTTTCACGCAATGGATCATCTTGAAACTTTCAAAGTCTACAACTCTCCTCAATTCTAATGCCAATGACTGACGTAGGTAGTGAAATGACTCTTCGCCTGGAGTTCTTTGACTACCTATTTAGTGACGACATTGGGTATGTATGTATCTGTACTCAAAGACCTAACAAGCGTGAAACATTCAATGAGCATTATTTCAAGTGGCCTACTGAAAAGGTAAAGCTACTGAAGTTCATTGACAACGCGCGTGAAGGACATAACGTGTGGTTCGGTATCAATGTCCTATCCACACCTAAGAGGCTTAAGCAGAATTGCATCCCACAGAATCTAGTGTGGGCTGACCTAGATACTTGCACACCTGATAAGCTGGACATTCCTCCGCAATGCGTCATTGAATCATCACCTGGAAGATTCCAAGCTATCTGGCGTCTCGATAAGAAACTTGATCCTGAGAGAGCTGAAGATTACAGTAAGAGGATCGCATACAAGTATGCTGATTTAGGTGCAGATAAGACAGGGCACGATCTAACGCAACTCTTACGTGTACCTGGCACTATCAATTACAAGTACGACGGGCTTCAGAGTATTCCTGAAGTAAAGCTGATTACTAGCTTTGCTGCACTACTCAATCCTAGTGTGTTTGAAGCAATAGAGGTAGTGTATGAGATAGAGACAGATAACGGAAGTGGACCTGAAGTACCTAGTCTCGATGGTCTTCCTAATCCTGAGTTCGTTATCTATGAGTATCGTACCAAGTTGCAAGCAACTAGCTTTCCTCGTCTATATGGTGAGGAACCAGGCGACGATTGGTCTAGCGATCTATGGGCACTCATCAATATTTGTGTCGAATCAGGAATGAACACAGAGGAAGTCTTCACTATTGCTCTGAATTCCAAGTGTAACAAATACAAGCGTGATGGGCGCCCTGTCTCTCATTTGTGGAAGGATGTTCTTAAAGCAGATGTTCAACAGAAGCAACTGCTAACCGTCTTTGAGAAGACAGCACCGTTACAAATGCCGCAACTGCTGACCGCTAAAGAATCTAACAAGGTTGGTAACTCCATCATTCACGACTATCTAACATGGGCTAGCCAAGCTACTGACGCAGTTGAAGAGTACCATGAGATTAGTTGTGCGATGTTGTTATCTGCATTAATGGCCTCTGGACTTCACGTTAAGGTTGAGTGGGGTAAAATCATTCCTAACTTGTGGGGATTGATACTTGGTGACACGACGCTAACTCGTAAGACAACAGCAATGGATATGGCTATGGATTTCTTGATCGAAATTGATCCTGAGATTATTGTAGCATCTGATGGTTCACCTGAAGGTATCTTAACAGCAGTATCTCGTAGACCGAAGATGACTTCAGTGTTCTATCGTGATGAGGTAGCAGGTTTGTTTGAAATGATGCACAAACGAGATTATCTTGCAGGTATACATGAGACGTTCACGAAGATGTACGATGTACCTAAACATTGGCCTAAGCAGTTGAAGCGTGAGACTATCATCCTTCAGGAGCCAGTGTTTATTTTCTTCGGCGGTGGTATTCTTGAGAAGTCATACAGTATGATATCTGAACAGTTTGTTACATCAGGATTCATTCCCCGTTTCCTTGTTGTAACAGGATATGCTGACTTAGATAAAGTAAGACCAACCGGCCCACCACGAAATCAGAACGTAGACAAACGTAATGAATTGAAGGCATTGTTTAATCACCTGCACAACACCTATTCGGAAGGCATTGTAGAGGTAGAACTTGAAGTTGGAACGATGGAGATTGAGCGTGAAATTGAAGCACAGCTAACTAATGATGCATGGGCGAAGTTTGTTGAGGTTGAGCAGAAACTAATTCATACAGCTTATGACTCTCCTGATAGACACCTAGCAGCACCAACGTTTCAACGTATGGCATTCTCCATGTTGAAGCTAGCTACCTTGTTTGCGGCAGCACGACAAGAACCTACGGACGACGGTAAAATCACTGTTGAGCTAACTGATATCATCGAGGCTACCTTCTTTATTCAGAAGTGGGGTAAGCATATGGTTGACCTACTTAAGCACGCTGGTAGATCAACTGATGAAGTTAGACTGAACGCCGTGTATCGAACAGTCGAACGTATCCCAGGTATCTTGCGTGGTGAGATAATGGCAAGGCATCATCTATCCGCACCTGTAATGGATATCATACAACGTACACTTGAAGACCGTATGATGGTCCGATCTGAGAAGAAGGGAAGGGGGTACAAGTATTGGCCAATCGGGAGGTAGACCAGTTCTTGAAAGATCAAACAGTAGATACAATGCCGGAAGAAGATGTAGGTCATATCTGTATTTACAGAACTGACATACAGGATAGGAACTTCAAAATTTGTATCACCTGTGACCGAGTAGTGTATCGAACGAATGAGGAGATTATGAAAGACCACGGTATTATTCTGGAACGGAAGATTAGGGGTATTGCATAATGGGCGATCAATACGCAGATCAGGATTCAGCGTTACAGAAGGATATGGATGCTGAAGTCGAAGAACATCTAATGGCTGAAGAAGCTGCTATGACTGACGAGAAGCCTGAAGATAAATACAAGAAGAGTGACTTCGATGTTGAGGGTTGGGATGCAAAGATTAAAGAGGAAGAAGGTAAGTGGCATATTCTAGGTGTTACCCTAAATCAAATGACTTTCACTGGTACTGAACTGTTCTATATGCAATGCAGACTTCAGGCTCTTATCAACTGTGGATTTGACGGAGATTTCTCGGAAGAGAATATGAATCTAAATTTGAAGTTGTGCGTTATGACATCA